GTGTATAACCACTACAGTATTGACTTAAGTAGGTACCACTAGCAGGATTTACTGTAACCGTTGCTTGAGCGCTGCCACTATTTTGAGCATTAAAGGCACTAAGGGTATAAGTTGTAGTTGAAGTAGGATATACAACAACACTGCCACTTCCTATAGTAATGCCGCCTACACCATTATTAATGTTTGCATATGTAGCATTTGTAGTTGTATAGCTTAGTGTACTAGATTGACCAGCAGTAATTGTACTAGGACTTGCACTTAGGGTAGCACTAACACCTGGCACTGTTGAAGTACTATTAATAGTAAGTGTACCAAATGCATTAGTTGCTGTAAGTGTATAAGTAGTAGTTTGAGCTACGTTAGTTTCTAATAAACTGCTTCCTTGTGTACCTAAGCTAGTTGCCTGATAGCCTTGATCGCTGTCAATTCTTACAGACGGGGTAGGATTACCGCTAATAGACCAATCACCATAAATATTTGCTACACCAGTATGGGTACTGGGGCTAACACTAAATGTTCCACTAGGTGCTGCTCCATCTCCTGGTATTCTAATATTTCCTGTGCCTGTGGCAAGTGACGCACCAATATAGGCACCAAATCTAAAATATTCATCTAATTCCATTACACCATCTGCTGTTGGGGTAATGCTAAGCGTAACGCTACTACTATCACTGCTACTAGATGAAGTCCAACTTGAGGGGCTAATACTTACCTCAGCACTAGCATTTGTTCCGCTTGTAGGAGCTATTGTTTGAAATGTAAAGGTAGTGTTTCTAATATTTTCAGCTGTAAATGTTACACTATAAGTAGTGCCCTCATTCATTGGATTTGGAATAGCTCCAAAGTAATAATTAGGAGCACCTTTAGCAATAATTTTAATATTACTACTAGTAGCTAAAACTGTTCCTGCACTGTTTCTAGCTTCTATTCTAAAAAATTCGTCAGCTTCTGTGTTATAGTCTTGCGTTGCTGTAAAGCTTACTTGCACGTCTATATAGTTAGAATTAACATACGTACTGCTAGTTAGTAAGCTAACTTCACCGCTAGCATTTGTGCCACTACTAGGACCAACTAAGTAAAAGTATGCTGTATTTCCAGACCAATTACTTGCAAAAAAGGCTATACCATATGTAACACCTTCATGTATTTCTGTGGGTGGTGTACCAAAACTCCAGGAAGGCACTGGTGTTTGACTGGTATCATTTATAGTGGTACTAGTTGCTGAACTGGCTGTATCGTAAAATATATCGCTAAAATTACTAGTAGTTGATAGTTGCCACTTAAAGCTTTCTGCAGTAGACTCAGTTGTAGAGTCTGCTGCTATACTAACACTAAGATTTTGTGAACTTCTAGGCCATTGGTTAGCCCAACTGCCACTAGTACTGCTGGTAAAATCACCGGCACTAGTATTAGTACCAACAATTCTCCAGTATAGTGTTCTGTCTGTGGTATCTAATAGTGTAAAACTAAATGTGGCGGTATCACCTTCATTAACGCTACTAGGCGCACTAACACCTTGCAATTGTGGCTGAGGGGTACCAGTCCATAAACTAACACGTATATTACTAATATTATTGTTTAGGGTTGTTGCAGAAAGCCCTGAAACTGTCCAATAATTACTAAAAGTATAGGATCCAGAGTAAACTCCTATAGCACCATAGTAAGTTCCAGCTGCTAGTGTTAGCGATAATCTACTACTATAATTAACGCCGCGATTATCTATACCATCGTCATCACCTGCTCCAGATGTGTGCTGCAATATTCCACTGCTATTATACACAGCTATACTAGTATCTACACCAGTTGCACCTATAGGTAGCTCATGTTCAGTACTAAAGATTATAGTAGTTTGACTGCTTAGGGTCCATGTTACCCAATAGACTCCACTGCTTATATAACCACCACTTAAACTTTGTCCAAGAGTATTTAGTGATATTGATGCTGCACTAGGTGCTGGTGTTAAACTAGTATCTCTAATTATTACACTAGTATTTACGTTGGTATAGTCATCTAATCTAATAGTAAAAGTTTCGTCGCCTTCAGTTGTACTATCAGAACTAGTTGTATAGTTTAATACTGTGCCATTACTAACTGTACCAGTTAAGCTAGCACCACCTATATCTGCACTACTTACTCCAAGAATACTATAATTAAAGCTACCAGCCTGGTTAGTTGTAAATGTTATACTAAAACTACCACCCTCATTTACTTCGCTAACGCTGCGGGTAAATGTTCTAACTATAGGGGTTGTACTAGTATCGTTAACATTTATTGGTCCTATTAGCCCCCAACGATTAGAGTCTACAGGGCTGCCACTATTCCAAGTACCTGCAGTAAAGAAATAAATATAAAATTGCTCTGTGCCCTCTGTTGTAGCATCGGCATTTAGTGTTACTGTAATTGTACGTTGTGCTCCAGCCCCGGTAGCACTTTGAAAAGTATTGGTTGCAGGTGTATAGCTAGATACGTCTCCTGCACTAAAACCAGCTCCACCTACTATTTTAAAATAAATATTTTGAACTACGCTATCTTGTATAGTAAATACAATACTAGTACTATTTCCCTCATCTACTGGATTAGGCGTTATTGAAACATTGGATATATTTAATGTTGGTGTTTGACTAGTGTCATTAACACTTACTGTTGGGCTTTGATATAATAGTGTAGTGTAACTACTATCACTATAAAATCCTATAGTAAAACTTTCTGCTGTAATTTCAGTTGTATAATCGGTTTTAATTGTAATATCTGGTAGTGTTCTTTGTACTTGTCCTACAACAGTGTAAATAGTTCCACTTAAACTAGTATCTACATCTGCACTAGTAAAGTTTGCGCTACCATTTGTTTTCCAGTAAACTGGTACATTGGCTACTGTAAAATCTAATGTAACTGTTAAGCTTAAAGTTTTAGTGGTAGTTTCATTTAAGTATATTAAACCAGTTCCACTATCAACACTAGGGCTTGCACTATATAGTGATACTGTAGGTGCAGGAGTTTGACTAGTATCATTTATTGTAATACTTTGTGTATCATAAACACTGCCACTAGCGTCTACTAATTCAAGCAATAATGTTTCTGGGCTACCTGTTTCAGTAGTTAAGTCATTAGCTATGCTAACTGACCAATTTCTAAAAATAGATACTACTTCTCCACCACTATAAACGGTAGTAAGAGTTACAAATCCACTTGGACTAATTGTTGCATCACTACTATTAGCTGTACTACCGCTAGCTATTTGTAATTTAAAGGTCCTATTATCGTAAGTGTACTGATTGAAATCCCAATCGCCTCTAATAGTAGCTGTTTGTCCCTCGTCTCTGCTAGGAGTAGTGGTTGTTAGGTTAACCATAGTTCCCTGTGTAGGAAACTGGCTAGTGTCATTAATAACTATTTGTATTGTTTGACCAGTTGCGGTTAGTGTAAGTGTAAAAGTTTTTTGGCCGTCTGTTCTATTATCTGCTGTAGTATAAAACGTTTTCTCTGTATAACCACTCTGAAATGTGCCCTGTATGGCAGGAAATGTTCCACTAGTAGCTACATTACTACCATCTAAACTATCCAATCCGCTAACAGTATAAGCTAGCTGAGTACCTACGGCAACATATGTAGTATCCACTCTAATAGTAAAACTGCTACCTTCACTAATAGCTCCAGTAGCTGGAGTTTTTGACAATACATAGCTAGCAGCTGGGGCAGGAGTATTTGTAATTGTAAAAGTAAATATTTTAACTATTTCGTCTGTTACGCTATCTTTAAGAACAAAATCAACTTGCTCTGTATCATCAAATTCATCTATTAGTGCTGTTATAGGAGTAATTGTAGCTTGTCCATTTGAACCAATAGTAATTGTGCCTGTTAGTGGTACATTAAGATCTATAGATAGTAGTGTACTACCTGTCATCATATAATTAAATGTTGTACCAGCTGGAACATTAGTAGTACTTATAGTTATAGTAAATGGTGTGCCTTCACTGGGCGAGCTAGGAGTAGCGGTAATATTATAGGTAGCAGAGGGAAAAGTCCCACCACTGGTAACAGGGTATCTATCACCATCAGAAATAATAATAAATCCTTGGCCAGCACCATCTACAGAATATTGAAATGTTCCTATGGATTCCTGTTCAAATATAATATTTCTAAGATAAGGCTTTATAGCAACTTGTGTAGCACTAGTACGTCTATAAAATGACATTGCCTCAAAAATAAAATAAGGATCTCCTACTTGCACCTGATACTGATTAGCTCTGCCACCAACTGCTGGTGCACTAATAGTAGAGTATAGTTTAGGTAAATAAAATATTGGTTTTGAAAAAGTATAACCAAAAGTAAAACTAGTAGGTGTACCACCAGGCACATATGGAAATACTGTATCAATAATAGGATTAGCTGTAGCTATACTTGCACGTAAACTAGGATATGGGTGGTATAGTAGTTGTCCTTCAACAGGTCTAAATATTTTTTGACCTGTATCAAACGTGCATAGGCCTGCAGCATTAAACATCTGCATACCATAGGTACCACTGCTACTAGTTAAATTAATATGTTCGTGACAAAATAGATATACTTCTGGTATGTCACTACTGCCTTCTTTATAACTACCATCTGGATTATTATATGTACTAGGAACTAGTGCATAGACTGTAAAAGCACCATTAATTCCAGATTGCCAATAATTATCACATGCATACCAAATTTGAGTATTTGGCATGGTTATTAATGCAAATCCGGTTTTTTGATTAACGCCGTGGTTAGGTGCTGTATAGTTTAGTGTATAAGCTCTAAACTCTAATTGTGTAGAGCCACCACTACCGTCACCTTCTCTAAACTTAACAGTATATGGGCCTGTTGTTGTAGGCCCATATAGGGTAGCTTTTGCATGAAACCACGGTTTAGGGTAGTCGCTATCTAATAAATATTCGTTAGCGTTATTAAAACTTTGTAATCCGTATGCCATTATCTTACAAAAACAAGTATAGTACTTGTTCTCCTTGTTCCTAAATCTGAACTACTTAACTGAGAATATTGTATGCCAGGATATGATTCTGGACTAGTATATAGTCTAATATCCTGGTCTCCATTTAATAACGTTATCCAAAATATTGTTCTGTTAACTAGATTAGGCAGAGTACCAAAAGATCCTTGTGCCTGTCCATTAAAAAGTATTGTACTGTTACCAGTTGAAGGTATTGTTATACTTCTAACAAATACTCCAGCATTTATACTAGAACTAGAATCCAGTTCTAGTAATCCTGCAGTATCAAATAATTGTAGGCCATATGTTGTAGCCATTATAATAATCCTATTTTAACGCGTAAAACATTACCGTCATATACTTCTATTTTATTATTAAACAATCTCATATAACTTCCGCTGCCAGTACTACCAATAACTAATTTTCCGGCATCTATACTACCTGCTCCAATTCTAGCTGCGTCTAATGTTCCTGTAGTTATTTTTCCGGCGCTAATACTTCCAATATATGCTTCTCCTATTGCTGCTTCTTGCATAAAAGTAGCTACATTAGTAGAACTAATTTTATTATTCGAAGTAATAGTAGTAAAAGATCCAGTACCAGCATTGCTTAATGTTACTACGCCATTAGTCTCTGTTATACTAATTTGTCCATTAAGTATTCCCACAGGTGCATTACTTAAATCAGTTTTAACTGCACCAATACTAGTTGCTGTCACATTACTATTTAATATGTCTGATGGGGCATTAGTTAGATCAGTTTTTACTGCCGCTAACCCTACTGCATCAATAGAGGTGCTTGTACCACCACCTTGTAGTGAATAAACTGCACCTGTTTTACTAATATATAAATTACTATTTAGTATTCCTGCTGGAGCATTAGTTAAATCAGTTTTAACTGCACCTATAGTAACGGCAGTAATATTGCTATTTAATATTCCTGCTGGAGCATTGCTTAGATCAACTTTGACTGCACCTAGACTAGTAGCGGTAATATTACTATTTAATATTCCTGCTGGAGCATTGCTTAAATCAGTTTTAACTGCTCCTAGACTAGTAGCTGTAACGCTACTATTATCTATTGCACTAGGGTAACTACTACTTATATTACTCCAGTCAAGTGCTGTACCCGATCCAAATAGTATATTACCATTAGTATCTTTAATAGTTAAATTTCTGGTATCTATTCTTGCTGCTAAAATGCTTCCTGTGGTTATCTGCCCGCCATCAATCTGTGTTTGATTATTGAACCCAGCAATAGTATTAGTACCATCCGTTACTTGCGTACCACTACTAAACGTAACTAGTCCACTAAATCCAACTGCTTTTGTAGGTGTGCCAAAAGTAAGACTACCACCAGTTCCAGTAGTTGTATCAGTATCACCTTCTAAGGCTGTAAATGATGCTACCCAATATCTGTAGGTATTATTAGCCACAAATGTTGGTGCAGCCTTACTCCAAGTACCATCTCCAATAGTTCCTCCAGTAAATACTGCTGTACTAAAAGTAAAGCTGGTAGCTGTAGGAGTGGCTGGAACTGTATCATCAGTTGTATAAGCAGTTTTATAAATAACACCAGTAGCAGTTCTTTTCCCATTAGTACCTACACCATCAGCTACTATGCTATAGTATAATGTTTTATTGTAGACTATACTTTCAGCTGTGGCTTGCAGTGTTACGGTAACGCTACTTGTATCCGTAGGATATACTGTTACACTAGTAGCACTACTACTAGTAACTGCGCTGCTACTACTAAAACTTCCTCCACTAACTGTCCAATTATATGTAGGACTAACTAAATTTTGAGGACTAGCTGTTAAGGTTCCAGAATTAGCTGGAGTGTATACTCCTACTGAGCTACGTTTAAAACTAGCTGCAGTAGCTCCAAGTATATCTATACCTTTTGCAGGAGCACCTGTATTACCTCTAGGTATACTTATGTCTATAGTATTTGTAGCTCCGCCATCTGTTACATTATTTGTAACAGTAGCAGCTGAGCCAGGATTACTAGTAGTAACAGTGCCTATATTAATAACTGCGGCTCTACCATCTTGTACAATACTGATACTAAGAGTTTTAGTTAGCTCGGCAGTACCAACAGTAGCTTTAAAGGTTGCACTAGCAATATCAAGAGCAAGATTAGTAATTGTTGGTATTGAAATTATACCAGTAGAACTATTTATTGTTGGGTTAGTTAAATTAGTACTACTAACCAAACTATAAGTAACTCCGCTAGTTAATATAGTACTACCTCTGGCTACTACCATCTGACTAGAAACAGGTAGCCCACTAAGTACAGTACCGGCTGCATTTAATGTAACAGTTTGATTCTCATTTACAAGTGCAACATTCAATGCATCACTACCTTCTTCAAGATAGTATACGCTCATTTGATCAAATACATCAATGGTAGCGACTATAGTGCTTTGTACTCTTACCTTTATTAGCTTTGTGCTTGTATTACTAAAACTACTTAGTGTATATGTTGAACTAGTTGCACCATTAATTAATACACCATCTGCATACCATGTATAAGTTGCACCAGCTATATTAGCTATTGTAGCATCAAAAGTAATAGTACTAGGACTAATTGTACCATTATTTTTTGCTTTTACAAATGCTTGTCCTGTACTAGTTAATAATACAATAGGTGCAGTACTACCTGGACGCTGTTTACTAACATTTAATACTAAGTCTATAGAATACGTTTCACTATTATTTTGCGGATTTGTATAAACTGCACGTAGGGTAATAGTACCTACTAAATCAGTAATAGCTGTAACTGTATATACACCTGTACTAGCTATAGTAGCAGATACTCCACCTACTGAACTACCGCTAACAACGCTATATGTTACAGCGGCTGTTCCAGTAACATTTGTGCTCAAATTGTAAACAACAAAGGTTCCTGTAGCATTAGTAAATACAGCATTATTACCATCACTATCTGTAGGTATTTGAATAGGATCGCGATTTAAAAATCCACTAATAGGTAGTGCAGTATCTAATGTTGCGGCAATAGTTTGTGCTGACGTAGTGTATACATCTGGATCTATTTTACTAACAAAAGCATATTTAATATAATATGTAGTATTATTTTTAAGATCAGTTAGTGGTACTATGCTTTGAAAACCAGCATCAAATACTAAATTGCCTGCTGCTGGAGTAAAGCCACTAGTTTCACTTATCCATACCTTTAAACCCTGCAAATCATCACGAATAGAATTATCCACTACCTGCAATGTGCCGGTAGTGGAGTCGTCATCAATGTCAACAGCGTTAAAAGGCTGTGTAAAATAAAGGTATAAGGCTTTTGGGCCGCTATTTACTGTTAGTGACATATACCTTCCTTACTGAATCGTCTTAATTAATATACTACCTAAAACACTAGTTGAGCTATAACTATCTGTGTTATTAAGGGCTCTGCAAGCTACTCTATAATTTATTCCAGTTTGACTAATACGTCTATTACCACTAGTACTTGGTAAATCTAGCAAGTTAAATACAGCTTGGGTCCTGCTTTGAGCTTTTAGCATATTAGTGCTATCCCAAGTAGTAGTCCAAAAATCTCCAGTACCAGTACTTCTGTATAGTCTAAACTCATAGGTTTTATGATCACTAGGCTCACTGTTTCCAGTGCTTAGAATAGGCTTAACAATAATATTTGTTCCTTGTAGTGTTATCATAACATCATTTGGTGTAAACGAATTTGTAGTTTTTCCAGTTACTTGTATTAAACCTTCTGTAGTCCAAGGCCCAAATATGCTAGTTGTAGCATTAGTATATCTAGCTCTGATTTTGTACAAACCATTAGTTTTAAGTCCAGTAATAGTTATACTACTAGCGTCCTTTTCTACGTAATAAGCGTTTGTTGGCAGATTAGGGTCGAACAATGCATTAGATTCTATTAAATCTATTTGTATTCTAGTAGCATTATTTACTTTACTAGGAGGACTTGCAAATGTAATTATAAGTGTATTTGTAAAATTACCAGTAGAAATTTGTTCACTGATAATGTTGCCGGCATTGACGCTGACAATATCAGGTGTTTCGGATATAGTATTTTTTACTATATCAATATTACTAAAGGTTATATTACTATTAAAAGTTGTATTTAAACTATCAATATTAGTAGTATAAATATCTTCTGCATAATCACATAGTGTCATTCTAGCACTAGTATTATCCATTGGTTCTATGGTCAAAATTACTAGATCCTGACTAATTTTATTAGTTTCACCTAGCATTACTAAGTTATCTACCTCTACGCCAGATAATGATCCTGTGCATCTAACTGTATCGTAATAATTACTGGTTGTTGCTACAGTTCCACCACTCAGTGGTTGAACTGTTACCGTTGTACTAGGTACCTGTAAGCTTCCACCAGTAGTAGGATTGCGTCTAATTAGCATCTGATATGTTTTTGTACTATCAAATAATATTGCTTCTGTTAGTATAATATCAGTACCGCTTATAGATTTAATTCTTGCACTGCCTGTTCCCCACATAGGTAAGTCATGAGTAACTTTTACTTTGTCTCCACGACTACACACTAAGTATTCAAAATCAGCGTTTAGTGTATAAATTTCTGGTCGCTTATGAAGTTGTGCAAAATGCCACTTAGCAAAAAACTTTACCTGATCAACATCTGTTACACCTGGAAATTGTATAGTTTCAAATTGCTCTGCGCGTTTTATACTACCACTTGCTGTAGTACCATAGCCCCAATCATAAACAATTACTTCATCTGCTTGATATGCTTTAGCTTCATTAGGAAATGCTATTCTAAATGCGTGTGGTATTCGTACAAGTGCTTTAGTGCTTTCAAAACCCCAGCTATTATGTGGTGTAAAGTGTTGTACGGTATACGGTCTGATCTTATCTACAACTACACTCCACTGACCGTTAACAAATGTTGGACTAGCCATACCAGCAGCACAAATATCCTTTAGTAACTCCATTAGGTTTTGCGTGCTATTTATTACATTATTGTAATATAATTTTGGTCTACCAGTTACCGAATCCGTAGTATTACAAAAAGTATGCCACTCTTGAAGTGCGGTTAGGTTAATATCAACGTCTGCTACAGGAAAAGCATTAGCTGTATGTTGGAGTACATATCTAAATAAGCTTGCTGGATTATTTGTAGGTTGCTCTCTCCATCCAGTAGGTAAAGCCGTACCTGTGCCATTACCAGTACCTGTATTTGTAGCAATAAATTTAGATCCTATAGTATTAGCTGTTGCTCCAATAGTGGTAAAATTTGTACCACCTACAGTAGTTATTTTATATTCTCTACCTAATACAAAACTTCCGGCTGTAACTGTTGTAGATGTATCTATACTACTATCATAATCTAATGCAATAGTAGTTACAAGAGCATTTACGCCTTCGATAGTACCATTAACTTTACTTGTGCTTTGTACAACTACTGCAGTTCTAGCTAAGTTTCTGTGATCAGTTTGTGTTGTGCCACTGTTAGTCCACGTACGTTGTGGTAGTGGTACCATTGGCGTAGTATTATGATCATACGCTGTTGCAGTGTATAAGTAGGCTCGCCAAACGTTTGTCCAATCACCATCTTCAGCTATACTTGTAGTTAAACGTTTTACACCAATAGTATAGGTTGTTCTTTCTAGTGGGCCTTCTACTGGATATATAAAATTAAAGCCGTCTTTTTTATTTTCATCAATAGTTATCGTCCTAATAATACTATTAGGATTAACATTATTTATACCATCCCAAATAAAACTGATTCGTAATGCAACGCCACAGTTTGAATCTGTTACACTATTATTACCAGTTTCACGATTTGTACATTCTAATGTTATAGTTTTGCTACCTGCAGTAATATATAGCTCTTGTCTAACACTATTAACTGGTGTGGAAAATTCATTTACATTAGTATCCCAGGTAGCTTGTGCACTTATTGAATCAACACCCGTAATACCTAGTGCTGCCCAATTGTCAGCAGCCAAATCTATAGTATAATATCCGGTATAAGGAAAATTAACGGTTTGTGTTAGTGTCACATTCTTATCTATTACCGGAGCTGTACCGTTAGTAGTTTTCCATACTGCATTTTGCTTTAAAAAAGTATTTTTCCAAGCACTACTAGTTACATTAACAACGCCACTAAAAGTGCTATCTGCAGTTAATCCGCTTGTACCAGTTAAAAATATTAATCGTTCAGTTTCTGTAGTACTTATACTAGAGCTTACTGATCCGCTAGTTATAGTTACAGTATTACCAGTATAGCTATTGACTGCTAACCCTGTAAAAGTATAGCCATAGGCACTGCGTAAGTCTTGATAGGATATAATACCACTACTGCTTTGTACATAGCTAGCCAATTTCAAATAATTATTAGGTACTTTGGGCTCCCATAAATACCCATCTTCACCAGTTGGTAATGTTGTTTTAATTAATAAGCTAGTATAGCTAGTATAATATAAATCTTCTGAAATTGTAGAACTAGGATTACTACCATTGTTATCACTAATACTACCACTAAATGCATAAACTGTACCACTAGGTGCTAGTGCTACGATATTTTTTCTGTAATAACCTGTTGGGATACTTCCTAGATTAATGCTTGTATTAGCAGCTAGACTAAATATTTTTATTAAATTAGCAGTATTTGGATCTGTGCCGGTAGACAGTGAAGTTGCATTGCCAAGTACATTTTCTTTACCTATAGCTATAGCTAATTTAACGCTAGTGGAGGCAGTATCACCACTTTTAGTGTTAATCTTGCGTAAACCATCTGGAAAATTAAAAGCTATTTTAATTTCGTCTGCTGGTTGATTAAATGTAAACCAAGTCCATTGAGGACTACCTGTTGTATTAGTTAATTCAACAGGACTAGAAGGTTTTTGTTGTACATCAGTAGGATAATAACTATTAAATACGTTTGTTTCGCTAGCAGTTTCACCGCTATTGCCTTCTAGTGTGTAATAAACTTCTGTAGTACTACCCTGAGCAATCAATTTACTAATAGGTGTGCTGCCTACACTAAGTGTGCTGCGATCTACATATAATGGTCCAAAACCCCAAATAACTATTAGTCTTAATAAGCTGGTAGTTTCTAGTGTTTCTAAAAATGGTGACGCCCCAAGTAATCCTGTTACTCGTTGACGGCCTAATACAACTGGAATTGCTCCAAACGGGCTGGCTTGGTTCTGAGTACCAGCAAACATATTTGTTGGTATTGCTTGTCCAGGATCTTTTGGTGGTCTAACTGGGAAGGCTGCATTTACTAGTGCCATGCCTGCAAATTGTATAGCTAGAGTAGTAGCTATCTTTGCGCCGGCTGAGACCGTTGTATAGGCTATATCAAAACCTTCTAAGGTAGCAACAGCAGTCTCACCAAATAATTCAAGCGCTAGTGGTCCTCCGTATTGATAAGCTATTATTGTTATAGCAATCATTGCCAAAGTTCGTAACCCATTTCTTCCTTGCGCTACAACACGGTAATTAACTACACTATCCTTTGTAAAATAAGTTTCTGCCCAACAGTCTTGTGGTAGAGGTACACCATCCACCATTAGTATTAAACGTTTTTCTTGACCAGCACTTAAACCATACTTTGCTGATAAGTATTGGGCAAATGCTTGTGCGTTTGCACCTTCCATAGCAGTTTCCACTACAGTATTCCACTGCAATGGATGTGGCATACCAACTACTGGTAACTGAAATTTTTCAGTATAACGGTAAAAACCTTGTAGTCTATTAAACCACTTGGCATTGTTTATACTTTCTATTACACTATCTTTACCATCGCGACTATGTAAAAATTTATCATTATCTATATAAATGCCTACATGACTTGGCTCACCTAATATATTAAATAGGCATAAATCACCTGGTTGTGGTGTTTCCACACTAGTCCAGGTATCTTTATAATAGTTAATGGCAGCTACAACTCTATGGTCATAGCTGCCACTATATAATTCTGTATAACTAGGTAGTTCGATACCTAATTCTTGTTTGTAAAATAATCTGGCTAATCCCCAGCAATCTACACCTAGTTCATCTCTACCATTTTCTTTGTATGGTAATCCTATATAGCGATCATAATTCATTAGAATAACCCCGGAAAATAACTAGGTGTAAAATTAAAACTAGGAAACGGCTCTCTGCTAAAACTGATCATATCTAGTTGTAAATTTATAGACTGTGCATTATATGTTGCACTAGTTATATAGAAATTGCTAAAACTAGCCTCTACAACAGTAGGTGAGCTACCTAACACCATTTCAATTGTAACTTTTACAGGTTGTGTTAAATATTTTCTTATTAATGTTATTGCTTGAGGAGTAACATAATTAAGTGTCAACGATAAGCTGCCTACACCAGTTTCTTGCTCTGGTGGTAGGCCAATTTGTAGCGGTAAAAATATAAATTCTTGTAATTGTCCACCAACTGTTCTACTAACGCCATAAATTACTTCGCTATCAGTAGTATATCCTTCTTTAGTTTCTAATTCGTGTGTAGTCCAACCAATAGTAGAACCAGTTAATCTGCTAGTAAAAGTATCAGCTAATCTAATAGGATGTGTACCATCAACTGGGTCATCTATAGTAATAAGTGTTATTAATTGTTCTTCTGTTTCAGAAGAAAACATAGCCTTAATAGCGGCAGCAGATAAACTGTTTATTCTACTCATGGTAATATTTCAAATTGTAAGTTAGTTTGCCAATAATCAGGTGCACGATATTGTAGTGAAAAAAATTGTCCTTCTCCTTGTGGGACTAGTCTACATTCAACAGTTGTACCTAATCTAGGATGCTTGAAGTTAAATCTTTTTACACCTAATAAATCAGTATTAATAAATGACTCTAGTGTTTGTGTTTGAGCAGTGGTCATTATAAAACTAAGAGTCATAGTCGTAGGTCTACGACTACGTAATCTTTGCTTTGCGGGACCACTGTCCATACTAGAACGAATTATATTAATACCTACATTTTCGGTAAAGTCTTTTTGTGGACTTTGTGGCAGCGTTGCTGGCCATGTAGGTATAGCCATAATTATCTCCTTCCAACCATTTGACCAATACCATAAGTATTGCTAAAAGTTTGTTGTAGCGTGCTACCAGTACGAGAAATTTCTCCAGCAACCATATCACCAACAGTAACTTCAATACGGCGATTGCCACGGCTATCTTTACTTTCACTAACTTTAGCTTGTTGATTTGTGTTGTTGTTTACTGTTACATAAACTTCTCCGCTTCTACCATTCATAGTAACTGGTATTGTTTTACCGTCTGGTAGCGGCACCACAGCTTCTGAGTATTTTCCTTCACCAACAAGTGCCATGTCAGCTTTGTTCGTACCATTTGCATAAGTAAATAACGTAGGACGATCTATTATACCGCCCATAGCATACTTTTTAATAGGCATACCTAAGTTAGCATATCCACCATTAGCAAAACCAAATATTGATTTAGCCAAACTAACTAAAGCGCTGCCATCGCCGGCACTATTAGATAGGAATGAACCCATAAAGCTTTTATAAATACTTTGTGTTAACATTTGCGCTTCTAATCTTAGTATATCTTGTAGCATACTATTTACAAAGTCTTTAAATGAAAACTTGCCGGTTTTACTAAATTCAACTATTGCATTAGCCATACTATCAAAAGAATTTTTAAATACAGCCGCATATTTCTTTTGGCTTTCAGATAGGTTTGCTTGTTCTGTTAAGAAGTCCTCATTAGCTTTACCAGCTGTTCTAGCAGCTGCTGAAGCATCATCAGCCATTGTTTGCGTCCGAGTTTTACGAGCTAAAGCTAGTCTTGCGAGTTCTGAATCTGGCATCTGGTCATTTGCTAAGCCTAATCTGGTGCGTTCCATAGCTAGTACTTTTTGGTACTCTTCTTCAGCACGTATTTTTTGCTCAGCAAAACTGGCTAATCTGCCTTCCAATTCTAATCGTATTCTTGCTCTTTGATCGTTTCTTTCGGCATCAGCTATCTCTTGGTCAGTTAATAATCCTAAACTAGCCATTGTACCAATTCTACTTTTTGTCCTGTTTAGTTCATCTGCAAAAAACTGTCTGTTTAAATCAGCTCGTTGCATTTCTATTTCACGTTGTCCGCGAGATTTTTCTATTAGCTCGTCTTGTCTTAGTGCTGTAATTCTAATCTGTGCAGATAGTTTTTCGGCTGCTTCTCTAGCCTTCTCCATGCCTTGAATAATATTTTGTATAAAATCTTGACCTTCTAAAACAGTTTTTAGTTGACCTAATTGTTTTCCTTTTTCTCCACCCATGAAGGCACTTATAGCTCCTTCATCTGATAGCCCTTTTAACTCTGATTCTAGCTCACTAACTGTATCTCTAATAATTTGAGTTTGATATTGATAAATTTGAGAATTTGCTGCCATTCTCTTTCTAAAGCTTTCTTGTCTCTTTTCTTCTGCTTCCTGCATACCTGCAGCAGTTGACTGATCCATGTTCTTCATTTGAGCTTCTATAGCGGCCTGTGCGGCATCACTTAAAGCTCGTGTTTTGTCTATATTAATTTGTATAGCAGTACTTTTATCTCTATAAGTTCTTACTAATTTTTGTTCTGCAGTAAGTCTATCTTCTTCTACCTTTAATTGGTCAATTGCTGCTTTGGCTTTATCTTTGGCATCTTTTGTTGCTTCTGGACTATCTATAATAGCTTGCTGTACTCTTATTTGACCAGTTATTTTTTGTATATCTAGTCTATCTCGTGCATCCTCACTGATATTTTTCAACAGTTGAGAGTAGCCACTACTTAATCCAGTTGAAAATGCTCCCATTGCTGCTGTTAATTTTCTATACTCAGATTCACCAACTTTTAATTCATCAGCAACTTTATAAGCTTCTTTTTGTACTTCTCCCTTAAGTTTTTCAGCAGCTATTCTTAAATTAGCTTGAGTTTGAACAACACTAGCATTTAAAAATACAGGAAGCATAGTTTGATAAGCAGTAGCACCTGTTTCCTTAATTAAATCTGCAACAGCTCTAGGACCGCCTTTTTTCATAGCATCACGCATACGTTGTTGCATATCTTGGCCTTCTACAACTTGGCCAGTAGTAGGATCAACAGCAGTACCAGATGGACCATATGTTTTTTGCTTACGTTCAATACCTGTTATTAAATTAGATAATCTAGTTGCTTCTTCTGCATCATTTCTGCCTCTAGCCTTTGCCTCAGCTTCTTTATAGTATGTTAGCATATATGCGTCTGTCAACTTCTCAGTAGCAATTCTGCCAAATTCCATAGCTATTACTAATTCTCTGTTAATGTTAGTTAATTCTTGTTCTACTTTAATTGCTTCAATATTTAACTTAGTATCTATATCTATACCACGAACAGATGCTCCAGCTAAAGCGGTCATAGTTTTTGAAGCTTCGATGCCCATTTTTCTAATTTGTAATTCATAGCCTTTTAACATTATGTCTAATGTTTTTGCAGCAGTATCTTGAGCAATATTAGCAGTTGATTCACTTAAACCTAGAATAAGTTTTTGAATTTCTTCTATCCTAGTTTTATCCGCTTTTTGTGCTGCTAGCGCTTGTTTTTCGCTTTTGCTTAAAGTGGCTTGATATACTGAGGATCCTTCTTCTATACCTAATTTGTCTAGATCTTTCTTTAGCTGATCAACCGTTTTCTTATTGGTTTTTTCAAATTCTTCATTTCTATCTTTAATAGATTTTCTTAAATCTGATTCTTCTTCGCGCAATACTTTATACTGTGCAATAATTTGATTTAAATTATTAGCTTGCTCTGTAGTCATAGCAGCAAATGTTGGGCCTGTTTGTGCTAAACTATCTAATGCTGCTACTGCGGCACGAACGTCGCCAAAACCAGCTGTTAATGCCTGAGTGCGCTTTAATGTATCCATTAAAAATGTAGTTAAAGGGCTTTGATCGCTTACACTATTTGCCAAAGTTTGATAACTTTGTACCTGCTTTTTTGTAGTCTCTTCAATATTTTTTGTTAAAATCTTAGATTGCTCTAAAATTTTATCGGTTTGCTCAAGTACTTTTCCAATATTTTTTAATAGTGAGGTTAAGTCATCACTGCTTTGTACTATATCTTTAATACTCTTTTTATTTAGTGTAGTTGTTCCAAGAGCCGCACCAAGCTTTTCTTCAAGGGAATTTCTAATATCACCTTCCGGAGCGCTTTGTATAGCCTGTGTTAATAAATCTGATATTTCTTCAGCTACTTTATTTTGCTCTTTTTCAGTAACTGCGCCAACAATTCCTCCTAATAGTGTACCAACTCCTAAACCTACTACTGATCCAGGTACAGCACCTATACCACCAAATGCTGATCCAATGGCTGCACCTACTGCACCACCCATAGTACCTGCGTTAAGTGGACTACCAGAATAAAATTCTTTTATTTTATTAAATGTACTGCTGTATTTCTCAAATTCACCGAATGCTTTAGCAGTAGCTTTAACACTACTAGTCATCCCGTTAAAGTTATTTGATACTGCTACTATACTTTCTGCATTTAAGATACCAATAAATTTTTCTGCAGTCATACTAGCAGTTTTAGTAGTTTCTTCCATGCTACTAATTGCATCGTCTAATGCTTTAACTTGTTTTTTATTTGTACTAAATACGGCATCTAAAGCATAAAATGCGGCAACAGCTATTTCTACATAAATTAAGTATTTGCTAGCAGCTTGAAAAGCTAATCCAATTTGTGCAGCAATACCTAAAAATGTTCCTTTTAATTTTGTAGCTAAACGATCTAATCTATCAAAATCTTTTCTAGCGTCTACTTCCTTATAAAATTCTCCAAGACCACCAGTAAATCCTTTACTGTAAACTAAATCATATACATTACTTAATAAATCTAATTTAGCTGCTTTTACGTTTTTTGCTGTTTGAGCAATATCACGTAACCCAGTAGTTTCAAATTGTCCTGATTCCTGTAATTTTGCTAGTTCTCTAGCTTCATCTTGACGTAATTTTGCTACAATTTTTTGTTTTTCTACTACAGAACTTAGTTGTGCATTAAAAGCTTTTTGTGAATCAGTCTGTTTGTCAACTTCTTTAGTAATTTGCTTATTAACATTTAACTGTGCGCGACCACTTAGTTCTTCTTGAGTCGTTAGTTCTTTAAACCACTGTCTATTTTTAACGTCACTCTTGCCCATATCTAGCAGCCTTAGCTGCTCTGCTCTAAGTTCCTTTTCTGCCGCATTTAGTTGTTTGCGGATTTCTGGTACTACTGTTTTAGCAACTGCCCTATCCCAATCAGATTTAGCAAATACCTCACTAATTTCATTAGCACGTTGAGCAGCTACTTTAGCAGCATTTTTCATTTCAATCTGCCAATTAACTAATGCTGGAATAGCTTGGTTTGTAATCTTAATTACTGCACCTGCTATAGCTACACCCAGTAATTCTGTATTATTAGCTAAGAATCGCGCTATTGGACCTATAACTGTATTTACAATACTTAGTAGATCTTGTGCTACATTTTTTAAACTTGCTAACAACTGATCGTAAGGATTTCCTTCTTGTGCAATTGCTCCAAACTTATCCTTACCTTCTTTTAATACTGCGTTAGCAAATGCCTGACGACGCTCAAAATCGCTTAATTGATTTTCACTTTTGCCAATTTGACGAGCATAATCAGTAACTGCTTTATCTAGTTTTGTAAATATACCAAGTTCGTCTAATAATTCTGGTTCTAATTTAACTATACCGCGAGTTAGTCTGCTAACTGCATCATCCATGTTAATACCAAGAGCTTGACTGGCTCCTTTAGCAACTTTACCTAATTCAATAAATTGCTCAGGACTCATACCACTACTCATAGCCTTGGCAGTCATTTCAGAAGCTAATCTTAAACTAACTGCTCCATCTGTTACAGCAGCAAATTGTTTTGCTAATCCGCCTAAAGCTACGCCGCTTTGTGCACCTAATTGATCTAGTCCACGTAATAACATGTCTGTAGACATGGCTTCACGCAAGGCATTAAACGCGGCACTTACAGCAAAAACGTTAGCTGCCCAGTTTGCATATAATCGTACAAGTGGGCCCAATCCGCGAGATTGATCAGCAAAATCTCTGGCGCTTGCTCCACCAGCACCGGCAACACCATGAGCAATATTATAATCTTCTACTTGGCCAGCATAACCAGCCCTACGCATTGCTTGATTACCAGTTTGAGTACCTGTACTGCGCATTAAATTTTGTGCGCGTTCTAGTTGCTCATTTAATTTCTTAGCATCATTTGTACGGTCTTTAATTGTATTGCTTCGATCCTGTACGCTAAGATCCATATCTATTCTATTACCTGCCATATCAGCTCCAGGTGAATTTTTCTAGTTGCATAATATTTTATGCGAGATTACACCAAGTATACCACAAGGGTCACAAAATGTCAAATACAAAAATTTTGAGTAATAAAAAAGCCCGCTGTGTTAATTACTAGCGGGCTTTTGTTCTCGTATTTTTGCCAATTGATCACCTCTAATAGTATCTATTACTTTTATTAATTGTACTATTAGCTTTCTATCACTATGATCTATTTCCATATATTGTAAAACTTCTGTTAAACCAATGAAGCTTTTACCTAAATATAATCCATTAAAACCTTCCCATTCATCCTTTAACATTCTATAAACGCTAAAAGCTTGTTGTACTTCGAGTGGAAAGTCTTCAAATTCTACTGGCATTTCATTTTCTATAGGTTCACTACCCAGCATTTCGCACATATCTAAATACTGGTTTTTTGTCATGCCTACTTGTTGATTTTGAAAGTAATTAATTACTTGCAACTCTACTGCTTGGAGCTGCTCTTGGAAAAGTTTCCCAGGTCACTAACCTGCTCACTAATAAAACTATCAAAATCACTGGAATTCTTCATTAAATAAAGTGCGTTTTCAGCACTATAGTTTAATTCGTCTTCTGGATCTAAGCTACTAACATTTACTGGCGCTAGTTGCTCTAAATAACGTATTTTTAAACCAGTCCAACCTTTTACGGCATTTTCTACATATAGCTGTAAAAATAGTTCGTCATTTAATTCTTCTTGAGGCTGACGATTTTTAAAACTAGTTTTTGTTGCTTTTTTGCGAATATTAACAAGTGTTTCACGACTTAAAAAAGCTAAGTCAATTTTAAAACCTGGCATGCCAGGGTATTCTACCTCAACGCTTTTTGAGGGTACTAATAGGGTTTTTAAACTAAGGTCTGCCATGTGTATATAAAATTAGTGGGGCTAGGTTGTCTAGCCCCGGTTGATAAAACTTATTAGGACGCGTAATATTTAATATTTAGTTCGTTGGCTTTAGCAATATCAAAACTGCCAGCAGTACTACCAGCTGCAGTAAAGTTAATCGTTGTTGAAACAACTTGCTCTGTAGCAATTGTAGGAATTTGTAATACGCCAGCAGGAATATCAAACTCTACATAAGTACCAGTAGTTCCACCGACTTTAATATTGATATTATAAGCTGGAGCCACATCAGTATCTTTGCTAGCTAACAAGGCACTCATTAAGCTACCAGTACCTGTACCAGTACGTAAATAAGCTGTTAAACTACCGCTTACTGCACGTGTACCAGTAAAGTATGTTGCTGGTTGATTAACTGTACCAAGAATAGCTGGTGTTAAATAACTAATATTGTTACTAATTGTTAAATTACCACCGGTGAGTGGTACGCTATAGCTACTGCTTAATGTAGCTGTAGCTGCTCCACCACTGCCACCACCGCCACTTAAAGTAATAGCTGGTGCTGATGTATAGCCTGCACCACTATCAGTAATAGCAACGCCAGCAACCCCACCGCCACTTATAGTTGCAGTACCTGTAGCAATTCTACCTACCCACTCTAGTTCAGCTTCATTACTAGTTTCAACACCACTTAAATGAGTAGGAGCAGAAGCACCTAGAGTATATGGTGCTGTACCGGTAACATCAATTACTTTATAATAATTGCCAGCACTAGAAATATAACTATTTAGTGCTACAGTACCACCACTGCTAAACGCTGTAGCAGTAAACGGTTCTGCAAAGGCTACCGTAGGAGCGCTTGTATAACCACTACCGGCTGTTACTGTAACACTGCCAACACTGCCTGGGCTAATTTGTGCTTCTACTGAGCAAACACTTAGCTTATTAGCAATAAATGGAGCTGTAGTTACTTTAGCTGTAAATGCTCCAACTATTGTACCTGTCATGTCAGTTCCACTAAATGTTGGAGCTGTTACTTGTCTAATACTTTTAGCTTGTCCAGCCCATTGAACACTAGCAATAGCATCAATACCAAAATCAACTGTAGCTGTGTTTAATACGCAATCATCAATAACAAATGCTGTACTATCCATAACAATGATTAAACCAAATTTTTGTAATTGGTGTTTATCACTATTATCTAGCGTTACTTCAGCAGGGTTATCATAGGTGCCGTCTTTCCATGCACCAGTAGCACCGCCAATAGTACCTGCACTAAATAGTGCGTTCCATAATACGCTTTCTTCAGCTTTTGTAGTAGTACTAGACTTATATGGACGCATATAAGTAGTCATGTTAAAATCAACAGGATCTAGCTGCGTGTTAAATGTACGCTGACCACGAACAGGTGTTGCACCACTTTCGTTAAGTGTTACAGTTTCACTAGTAGTATTTTGACTAAAGCCGAACCCATCTAGTACTTGCAATTCCCAAGTATTTGAGCTAGTCATTGCACTAGCTGCGTGAATTCCACTAGCAATTGCAGTACCAGTAAGATTTACTTGTCCACTAGTCGAACCTACAGCAGTAGTAAAGAAAACTCTACTATTACGAATTAAATTAAAACTCATGTTTTTATCCTCTCAAGAGGTGTTCCAGCAGTCACTACTAGACGTTTATCTGTATTAGACCTTGTGAACACGGTTTGCTTACATGATCTGATAGCGAACCTGTAAGTTAATCTCGCCAACTGCATAGGGAGCTAAGAGGCCCTCGTCCGT